TTGTCACCTTGCCAATAACCCATTAACGCACTATATGAAAACCAAATCCGAAAAGAAGCTGGAATACAGTACATTCCGGCTGTCTACCGCAGAGTTACGAAAGTTAACTGACTTATCAAAACGCTGCGGCATTCCCCGATCATCATTTGTAAATCGCGCCATCCTAGACACAATGCGGCAGATCGAGGCCAAGAAAACATCTAAATCCGAAAGGACGTTTGTAGAGATGTGCCGGTTCATTCTTGGTAAGGATTAGCGCGTTGGTTCTTGTGCGGCTATAGTTTCGATTGCGCTATAAATCTTTTTAGCCTCTTCAGTTCCGTAGTCCGCTTCTAAATCCCGCATTGCTTGCGCGGCCTGTGATCCTGTGAGTGATGTCACCCACTGCGCTGCCACGCGAGCGGTTCTGCTGTCTAGGGCTTGCCCAGCCAGTTCTCCGGCCTTTTGCGCCGGAGCGGACTCTTTTGTAGCTCGCCAAATTTTGCTATCACCTCTGGCTAGGTAAACAGACATTGCCCAGATGCTGGCAATAGTTTCCATCGCCTTCACTGGGTCATCTGCGGTAGACGCTATCGCCGTCTTTTCAGTCATGGACGCAACGCCGCCGCTGGCAGACTCTTTTCTGGCAACAGGAGCAAGTGCGTCAGCCATTTGCTCTTCAAGCTCAAACCCATCGCCTAAAATAATTCTTAAATGCTCTCTTGATTCTTTGTCAGACCTGACTCTTTTAACAAAATCAGATGCATTAACCGCATACGCTTCAATTCCTTCAGACTTCAGTTCCTCTGCCCTTGCTCCAACAACATTGCTTGGAATGCCTCTAACCTTTTCATAAAGGTCGAGCCTAGTCCTTCGACGGATGTCATCCAGTAGTGATTGTGCGGCGTCTGCTTGGCTATTGGTTCCTGCGGCAGTCACCTCAAGATCAGCTATTATTCTCTCAAGTGTTTTGGGGCTAATTTTTGATCGCCCCTTACCGTCTGCGGAAAATACTTTATTGTACAGGTTCTTGTAGCTTTCACTTCCGTCAACCAACTTGTCTCCACGAATTGCCTGAAGGTATGCGTCTGACTCAAGTTCTTTTAAAGCCAATTCCTCCGCCTCAAGCCTGTCCTTTGCAGAGATAGAAACCGACTTTTTATCGCTTACATTTTCTGACTCTTTTCTAATTACTTCCCTGACTTTATCTTCAGCTTTAGCAATTTTATCCCGCTCACTTCCCGTAGCATCACGCAACTTTCTCCTAATATTTGGGTCAACTATAGAGTCTCCGGCTAGTAGGTCTTCGATGCCGTTAGCTAGATTTTCTCTCCTCAATCTACTAACCGCCAAAATGTTTGTGACATCAGTTGCAATATTTTCATTACCCTCGACAATTCCGCGCTGCAATAGTTCAGCCAATAAGTCAGCATCTACTTCCCCTGTTCCGGCAAACGCTTTAACCGCGCTTCTCGCCGAGTTAATCATGGTCGCATCGAATCCAAGTTTCTTGGAAAGTTCAGGGTCAATCTTATTGAGGCTGTCTACTGAATCGATAAGTTTATTTATGTTTATCGCGCCAGTACTGTTGTCATACGCGGACTTTACCAAGGCATTTGATATAGCCTCATTTGCGCCCTCTAAAGATTTGGAACCTATACCGAGCAAGCGAACCAGATCACTGTATGTCTGCGATTTTGCTCCGCTCTCTCCTACTTCACGGACGAGCCTGTCTAGGTATCCGCCTTGACGCTTTGTGGCATCAGCAAAAAGTGTGTTCACACCGTAATTGTAGAAATCATCTACTCGGTTTTTATAATGCTTATTTGCCGCCCTTAAATCCTTGGAAAATTGTTTCGACCCAACCTCTTCAGCTTGGTTGTAGATTATTTGAGTAATTTCAGCACCAACCTTCTTCTTGATACCGTTCGATATTCCACCGAAAATCTTGTCGTTCCCTATACTGTCGTAAATCTGCTGACGAAACGATACTAGGTCAGCAAGGGTTTGCTTTTGATCGGCTACTTTGAGCAATTGCTCGATCCCGCCTAAATCATCCGCAGACAAACCGCTTAAAATATTACCATCTTCGTCGCGTAAACCTTTACGGGCATCCCCTAGAACTTCTCTGATTGAAGATATGTCAAATATAGGTTCATTTGCTTCAGGGTGACCATAAACCTTCTTAAATTTTTTCTTACTCTCTCTTTGGAATCTGTTGCGCTCTTGTTCCGCTGCCCCCTGCAAAGATTCAAAAACAGCCTGTGGGTTGCTGGTTGTTGCTTGATCAATGCTTCTACCTCCTATCAATCTTGATGCAACTGGATCAAGAAATGATTCCTGTGCCTTTCCTCGCATTAAGGATTGGGACTGTCTCATTGCGTCTTCCCGCAGTAACCCCCCTTCCCCATCAACTCCTAAAGCACTTCGCTCCAAAGCGTCTCTTGCTGACGAAGCTGATTGACCATATTCATCAAGTGCTTCGGATTTTTTTGCCGCAGATTGAGCTTCGGCAGTTGCTAGGTCACCTTCCGCCTTTTGAACACCTTCCGCAGCATCATCAACAACCTTTTTCTGGCTGGGGATTTTGCCAGCGTTTTGAGCCAACTCCTCTTCAATTTCTGCAATCGTCCTTGCGCCCTTCGTGTTTTTACGAATCACGCTTGATACATCTTCAAAAAGCCTAATGTAGTTCTCATGCAAGTTGCCCGTCAACGGGCCAAGGACACCTGCTCCTGGCATTCTTGCGACAGTAGCTTCAACCTTGGCAAGGGTTGGGTTCATGTCTGCTTTTGTGAGCGGGGCTTCAATGCCTAATGATTCCCTTGCATCCTCTGCGCGCTTAATTCTTGCGGCTTCTTCACTGGCTTCTTTTGTGCCGCCTCGAACAGTTTTTGCTCCGGCGACTGCTACCTCGCCCACGCCCTGAAAACCTCCTCCGATTAAGCCGGTTACTCCGGCATCCTTTGCTATGTCGCCACCTGTAGCCACCCTGTCCTCTTCATCAAGCAGTGCTTGTTGCGCTGCAAGCTCGCGAGTGGCTTGTGATCCCCCTTCAATAACTCCTGAACCCACTGTTCTTCTGGTGGCAGTCTTTCCGAGCCAATTTCTTAACTTTGAGAAGAAAGCCTTTTTAGCTGCCTGACTAGCGACAAAAGTTGTTCCGCCAGATTGAGGCGAGCCACTAACCCCAATCGCAGTTATCACGCCGTCAGCCACTGCCGGAAGAATTTCCACAACGTCTCCAAACGAAGCACCGCGCTCATCAGCTACCCCAATCCTTCCGTTACGCTTAATTATGTAGCCGAGGTCAGGGTCGTTCGCGAGTAACTCTATACCCTCCAAAGAGCGTATATAATTCTCTTGATCCTTCGGGTTAAGGCTTTTAATTGCAAGGCGTTCGGTATTCGACAGGATTGATTTACGGGGATTAAAGTCAACTGCGCCCAAGGCCCGCTCCATTCTTAATGCGTCTGCCTTATCTCGTATGTTCGCTGGGGTTTTGCCAGTGTATGATTTTTCGGTTGCCTTGATTATGTCAGCCAAAGACATTGAAGGATCGATTTTCGCATCAAACCCACCCCTTAACTGGAACTCCCTTTGCATAGGGCCAGGAGCCATTGCCATCATTTTTTGGCGATTAAATCCCGCAATTAACTGCTTCTTTAAAGACTCCTCTTCTTTGTCTATCTCCTCTGGAGCGCGGGCGGATGCAGATACCTCTGCTGCCTTCTCCATCATTGAGTACTTGCCTTCTTTGTCTAGCGCAGCAAAGTTTTGAGGGTTAGCACTGGGTGGAAAGTAGTACGACTCTTGCGGGCCGGTTTCAGGCCCGCCAACGATCATGTCGGCTGGGTCATTCGTGCCTTTGCCCACACTGGGGTTTGGGAAATAGTATTCATCTTTAGGTTTATCTTTTTCGGCTGGAACTCCGCCCGCGCCTTGCTTTTGAAGCCACTCAAAAAGTTGGTCTGCATCAAGCCCTTTTGGAGGTGTAATCTTGTCCGGCATATTATTTCCCGCTGGAATTATTTTGATTTAATTGTTGGAGAAGCAAATTGTTGAGCCTGTCTTTTTGCTTTTGATTCATTAGGCTTCTGTCCATTCCCTGAAGAGTTTCCAGTTCGGTTCGCTCTTTAGCACTCATGCCCCCTCTAGGCACTCCCCCGCCCTGCCCTGTAGCTTCCGCACTGCCGCCTTCTTCTTTGCCCATTACAGACTCTGTTAATGCCGAGTTGAAAACGTATCCAGCATCTTGCATCGTTTTAAATTTTTTCCTAGCGTTGTTGCGTTGAGTTGCCGCGAACGCTTGGATTGATCGGAAGAAGTCGGCCCTGCTAGGTTCTCCAATTTCCTTAACAAATCGATTAAATTCAGATTCCGTGACAGCCAGACCAGATCGCAAACGAAGCACTCGGTTGCTTACACCATTGTACCTTTGTTTAAGGCGTCTCATTGCTTCCACTTCTGCGTCACCACCTTTTATCTCCAATTGGTTTCGTATGTTGGAAATAGGTTGATCTATAATGCCAATAAACTCCCTCATTCTGTCTTCGCCGATTTTCCCTTTAAGGAAATCAATATCGTCAGAAATTTCTTCAGCCACCAACGCCACTTCATGTGAAAGAGTAACGTCCTCGATGATCTTGGTGGTTGGCTTCTTAACAGCATTAGCCAACAGTTCTTTCACCCCTTCAGGATACTGCTGCTTGGTGGAGTAAAAGGTTACAATAACGTCTCCGAGTTGGGTAAGTCTCTCCAAGTCCTCTGGTGAAGGCTCCTCTCCAGAGTTCCTAGCTTCTCTTATTTGGGCATCTAGCTGCCTGAATTGAGGTATAAGTTCCTCACCCAACTTCCTTGCCGAAACAAGACTTTCACTTTCCCTTCCTGAAGACTGAATAGCTTCTTGGGCGTCCTTAAAACGCTCATTAATTTCAGCGAGGAAATAGGGGTCAAGTTTTTCTATATCGACTGCGATATTCTGACCGTCCTCGCCTTCTGGGAAGTAAAATTCTGCTGCTGCTGCTGGGTTGAACTTCAGATTGCCTTTTGCGATTGCTATTTGCTTTGATGCCTCATTCCCGTTTTCTCTCAAGGCTTTTGCTTCAGCAATTTTGTTGGCTTGCTCGACTGCTAGATTAGAGTTGAGTTGTTTATCTCGCCGATCATTTTCTACTTTAAGACGATTATAGAATGCAGGGATTGTTTCGTTTTCTGCCTTTTGAGTTTTTAGAGTTCCGTCATGGAGTGCCTTGTACCGTTCTACTTCATTAAATAAATTATCATATTCTTCAAATTGATTTGCGCCATGAATTGCATACTGCGGCAATCCTGTTACTGGGTCTATTGCGTCCTTATCATTCCCATCCCCGTATTGGTTTTTCCAGCCAGACTCAATTTCATTGAAACCTGCTTGACCAAATATAGTTTCCGCAATTTGTGCTGTATTTCGGTATTGGGAAATCACTTCATTCTTTTTACTCGGATCGAAAGTTTCTGCGGCAGCAGAACTAAATCCTTGATCGTATGCTGCCCTTAAATTAGGCGCACGGAATCTATCTGGAACCATTGAGCCTTTTCCTGACTGTGCGGCTAACATTCCGGCATTACGCGCACTGGCTTCTTCTGACTCTTGTAATTTTGTTTTTGCACTAGCGGATTCTTTTGCTTTAAATGTTAATGCGTTAATCTCTTCTACCGTGTAGTCTTCTGGTCTTCTAAAAACACCGACACCCTCTTGTTGAGGCAACCTTCCTCCCGCACCGTACAATTCTCGCGTTGCTTCTTGTATGGATTTACGCCTTGCCTCTAATGCTTTACGTTCAATTTCTTGGTCTTTTATTGTTTTGGATGATTTGCCTACATCGTAAAACGCTTGTTCGTCTTCTGTAGGAACATATCCAGCGGAATCCCCGCCTACAGGCATACCAGACTCTCCGCGAGCCTTCATTAAGGCTTCGGTAATCCTGTCTTTCCTTAATTTTTCAGCGTCAGATTTAGCTTGCTCACGCGCTTCTCGTAAGTCGCGCCGACGAGCCGCCCTGTCGTATGCAGATTGGAATCCGCCTTGGAATCCCTGCCCAAATCCTGCCCAGAAGTTTGCCATAATTATCCTTTAATTTATCCACCCCATTTTTTAGCTAAACCAGCACCTAACCCTTCCCCTACTCCACCTGACAATGCGCCAAATGCAGTGCCGAGTACTGAACCAAACCCGCTGGGTTGCATAGCGGCTTGCGCTTGTGTCTGCCACGCTTGCATCGCCCCTTGGTAGTTTGATTGGTTAAGACTTTGAACATTGCCCATTTGCTGCCCGATAGACTGACCGTATCCGGCAACTTGAGTCGGAGCATACGGAGCCGCTTGCTGCTGCATTCCGCCCAGTGATCCAAGCTGATTAACCAGCGGTTGGCCGAAGGCAAATGCTTGCAGGTTGCCCATGCGTTGCTGGTTCATCGTCTCCTGCCCACTCAAGCGATTCATCGCATTGGCGTAACTTTGCTGTGATGCTTGATTCCGGCTCGCTTGGCCGGTCAATTGGTTTTGCTGGTTAGCCATTGCGAGGCGCGAGCTATAGTCCTCTGCCGATTGGCCGGATTGCAGGAACCCAAGATAGTCCGCAACCGCTTGGCGGCTGGCGGCGTCCTCTGCGCCCGTTTCAGCGATGGACTGCTGCAACACTGCCCCGCCTCCAAAGATGTTGCCAGAAGCGGCCTGACGCCCTTTAGCGATGTCCCCTGCCCGCTTGGCGGCGCGTTGACTAAACTCACCGGACTGCAATCGCTCCACCAAGCTGCGTTCGGCATCTTTACGAGCAGCAAGCGTCTCCGGATCAGCCTGAAGTACTGTATCCTGGTCTAGGGACTCAAGCTCTGGAGCATCCGGCACGGATGGGATGTTGTCCATGTCCGCCAGAACCTTGTCGCCGAGTGTCTCGCGCGCCTCAAAGCCTTTTGGATCAGCTTGTCGCAGTTGGTCGCGGGAAGACTCAACAAACTGCGGGCCATACTCTTTATAAAGGTCTAGTAGTACTCTGGCGTTTTCGGATGCAGACTGATTCTGAAAGTCCTGCATGACTTTCGCCATCTCGACATCGCCAAGGTTGGTGAAATCAACCGTCTTGGTTTCTCCGGTTTCTGGATGCTGATAGGTGTACCCCTTGCCCAACCTACGCGCTGATTCTACGCCAGCAATAATGGGTGCCCATTCCGCTGCCGTCTCGACGCCCTCTCCGTAGCTGGGCTGGGCCGGTTGTGGTGGTGGGGTTCCCTTGTTCAACGCTCCGCGCGCTGCCCAAAACTGTTGTCCCTTGGCTTCGACAATCTGCCGCGCCAATTGCTCGCATCTTTGAATCAAGTCGTTCATGCCAGTGCCTTGTCGTATAGTCCCTTTAAATCTTCCCGATTTAGTTTAGTCATATTTTGAATTGTAAGGTAGGTGTCGTAGAGGTCGCCCTCGTATCCCGAAATATATGCCTCGGCAATGAATGGTTGATGTGGCATGACCCACACCGCAGCATCCCCCAGCTTGTCTGCTCCTGCATATGCAATCCCACGATAGCACCCCACCTCGACAGGCTTATCGAGTGCTATATTAGCAGTTGGGACTTTCTCTGCAAAGCCTTCACCTCTGACAACTGGGCCTTCTAAATTCAAGCCATGAGCCTTTCGATTAGTTCGGGTTGAATCCTCTTCCTTTGACCATGTCGAGTGGCGAACAGTTTTTTTTCACGCCAATCGGGATGCCTCGATGTAAATTCATCGATGAGAGTTTCCAGCCCTTGCTTGTTTTTTGATAATACGTCTTGGAACTCGATAGCAGTGCCTTCCCTTTTCTGGGGTAGCCAATGCCGATCCAAATCGTCTTCATCGACTTGTCTCGCAAAACCGACTGCGACCAACTCGCCATCTTTCTGGACGAGGTGCATACTTCCAATGTCGGCGGAGAAACTGATGAAAGGTGAAAGGATATTGTTTGGCCATCTTCCGAAACAAGTTCCCCTTCGGTCATTTCCTCGTATAAAATCGATGACATCACCAACTCCAAAATCTCTGGCACTAGTCCCATCCACTGGCCTATCTCTCCGGTTTAATTGGTTGCCCAAATGCACTCGCTTGTATGGAGTGAACTGCAAGGCGTCCGGAGTCGGCCTTGACCTTAAATTGCATTTGGTTAAATCGCCCTTTCGGGATTAAGTTGTACCCCTTGCGGACAAGGTTGCTGTTCGCGGCAATAGTCACATTGCTCGCCAATTCAGATTCGGTGCTACTCAAATCCTTGTAGTAGTCCAAATCTGCCAAAATGTCCGTGGAGTGAATGTTCTCCAAGTTAAACTGAACCGAGTGACCGATCTTGTCGCCCCAAGTCTCACCAAAGCGATATGCGCGCGTTTTGATGTACGACTCGTAATCAGTTCCGCCATCTTGATAGTTCGTAAGTGTCGTAGAGTTTTCCGCAGTAAAATCGTCCCAAGTAAACAGCTTGCCGCTTTGGTCGCCAAAGTTAAGCCGCAGCTTTCCGCCAAATGCGGTAATCACCCAATCGCGCGGTTGCCATCCCGTCCAGAACCCTGTCCATGACGAGGCAAGTAGGTGGTAGCACAACACATGATCCGGCTCGGTAGCACTACCAAGTGGGACAGCGATTAAATAACGGTTTCGCCAATAAACTGCGGCGCACTTGCTGATCGCTGATTGGTTGATTTGACCCACCAAATCGTTGATGGGGCTGGATAAAGGTTGAGAGATGTCGGTTTGCGCGCCGGACTCAATAGTCTTCACTGACCGAACACCATCACGCGACATAAACAGCACATCGGAGCCAACTTGCTGCACTGTGCGCGCTGCCACGCAACCCACGCGGTTATTGATTAATCGGATTTGCCATTCAGCTACGCTTTGAGCCGGATTAGCGTTTACCACCCAAATCGAACGCTCTTTAAACACTAGTAGGTTAAAATCAAACCAAGATGTCAGGGCAACAATGGGGTCACCATCACCACCACCCACTCGTATGCTGTTGCCCGCCAAATCGAACGACTCACCATCTAGGATGTCGCTGCAATAAATCGTGTCAGACGGCACGGCGGTGTCTGCACTGGTGGCAAATAGCCGGTTAGTGTGAGAAACAAGCAGCTTCGGCTTGTTAGGCGTCTGACTAACCTTGGCGATACCTTCGGCAGTGGTTCCGCCTGAAGGTGCTGCGGTAAATGTTATAGTGGGTGGCGTGGTAGTAGAGTATCCGCTGCCAGGAGTGGGTATATTCGCGCCTACCACCTTACCTCCGTAACCCATGTTGGCAGTCGCCGCCGCGCCGCCAGATGAAAAGGCAATTGTGGGGGCAGTCGTATAACCTTCACCTTTAGTGGTTATTTCGATGGAAGTAATCCGCCCGCCGGAGATGGATTGATTGGTTCCAGAGTCATCAATGTAACGCAACGCCCCATCCCCATCGCAGTAGTACATCCGGTTGGCAAGTTGCGCGAAGTTCACATCCGAACCAGCCGCCAGTGATGATCCGCTGATGGTGGAGTAAGTTCCCGATTCAGTTGAAATCTTCAGGTTGTTGGAACCATCTGCCAGCACCAACCTTTCAGTAGTTCCGGAATCAAAGTAACTTGCGCCCGTAATCGGCGCAGTAACCCCGTTCCATAATTGCCCTTCAGCTTCCCAGTTATTGGATGCTGAATCCCATGACAGGTAACCTAAAGTTAATGCCGCTCCCCTGCGAGTTACAGCATTACCAAACTCATCGAGGTCAATGTTCTTACCCTCAACATACCCGTTTTCAGGCACAAGATTCGCGCGGGTCGCGCTAACTTGACCGCCAACAAAGGAATCATTCCCATCAATTAAGATGGGGTCATCAAGGGCATTGTTGCTTAAAGTGGGCATCAGTTAATGATGAAATCGTTTCGGCTCCAGTGTGACGGCACATCCGGCACAATAACTGAAACCTTGTTCTGTTGGACGTTGTCCAGTTCGCGGCTAATCTGCAAAAGTGTTGTCGCCTCGGTAAATTTTAGCTGCGCCTTGCTGTACTGCATGGAACGCTCAAGCATATCCCCTTCAGCATATGCCAGCAGAACATTGTCAACACCTGGAATCACCGGAGAGTCGGAGTCGCCGAGGTCAGTGTTCTTCAGCTTGCCAAGCGCGTAAACCGTTCCGGCGGCGTTGGGAGTGGGTATGGGCTTGATCCGGCAGTTTCCGCTGGCGTCTTTGGGTAGCGGAGTAAAGTTAACCGGAGTGGTGCGGCGATCTGCCGTGTTGTTCCAGATATTAGGGTCAAGCTGGAAGAACTGTATCCAATTCTGGCCGCTTATTTCATGGCCTTCATCCTTGCCGGTTTCAGTAAACTTTGCCGCCACAACGAAGTCCAACCGAGGCGCGGTGGATGCCGTGGTGGTGGATGTCGGGTAATAGAATATTGTTGGGTCGCCAGACAAGGTGACCGTTTCGTCATTCGCACTAACAGACGCGCTGACCACGCCCAAGGTTTGAGTCCAAAGTTGCGACTCCCAAACCATGCGGTAGCGGTTATTGATAAACTTTTTGCAAGTCACAACCGATGCGCTATCGGTGTCGCTCAATTTCGTCGTAATCTGATCTGCCAGTTCGCTTAATGTCATCGTTTGCCTTCTATTCGACGCTCCAGTTCGTTTATATACCGACCTAAATCTATTATGAGTGCCTCACTCTCCGGATGCTCCGTTATCTGCTCCATCCCCAGTGGATGTCTCTCGGCTATCTCCTGAAACCCGTTCAGCTTCTCGCTTATGCATCCTGCGCTCGCGAGCAGCATCAATAAGATCGTAAATTTTATCATTCTTCTCATTCTCGCGAGCTTGTGCCTGTGCTGCCGTAGCCACATCCCCCAGCCGCTCAAGGGCATCCACAATCTTCGGGATCGCCCTCAAGGCGGCCAGTAGGTCTAGTATCATTTTTTGGCAGCGTATTCTTTCATTGCGTCCACAATCCCCTGACCTCCAATGTAGGCAGGAACGATTATAATCACGGCACTAACCAGTTGCTCCGTTAGTTCAGGAGAAAGGTTGAGCCATTCAGTAGCGGCAACAGTCAAAAGACCTCCAACCGCTACCCATAGTTTTCTGCTTTTCAGTTTTTCTTTCATGTTATTCTCCACCAAATAGTTTAGAGAAAGCTGCCGCCCCACCCGCTGATCCAAGTCCAATTGCGCCGACGAGTTTCCATCGAAATTCTTCCAGGTACTTCAGCCTTAATGAATGATTATTCATACGCTCTGCAATCTCGTCAAGACGGTCAGCTATATGTATCTGCCGAGACTCAATCCTAGCCAGTTGCGCCGACAATGAATTAGGGTCGTATTCTGCCATTACTTACCCACTTTTTTCATAGCAGCTTTATGCGCTTGCCCGAAGGTCTTGCCAGATTTCATCGACTTACGCATCTCCGCCATATGCTTACCACTGTGGTGCGTCGAGTGACGTTTAAGCGTAGCCTGTTGGCGTGCTGTTAGGGCTTTCGTTTTAGTAGCCATATCCGCCCTTTTTTCCTTTTTTAGATTTCTTATTTTTATTCGCCATCTTTATCCTCCTCGCGTTTTGATTTAGCCGCCTCTTCTTCAGATTCCATCCGGTCACGCTCGGCCTGTTCATCTGGATTAATCGGCCAGTTCTGCTTAATTAAGTCAATGTCAGTGTAGCTTTCAGCAGCGTTGTATTCGCCTTCCAACCGATCCGTCTCGGCAATCACTGCTGCGCGGTATTCGGCCCAATCGGTTGGCACTGCACGTTGCCTTTCCACCGAGGCCACAACCTGCCAATCACTACCAGCCAGCATCTTGCCAGCAGTATCTTTTGCTCGCGCAATGCCGTTAGCCTTCTCACGATCCAACGGCGCACGGACAACTGGCGGTTCTTCCGGTGTCACCCAGCTAATGCCTTGCGCTTCTTTGTCAGCAGGTGTGGACACCCGAAGCCAATTAGCAGGGAATGAAATGTTGTTGTGACTGAACGCTTTGTCCATCGGCAACGTGCGTCCTTCTGTTGTGGTATATGGCATAGTAAAATCTTTCTGTTAGTTAGCGAGCATTTGCCCTAGCGAACGGGGTCTCCGCAAAAGCTGCATAGATTTTCGTGTCGGCATTTGAGTTAATGTCCGTGTAGTTGCCTCTAATCTTAAATCCCGAACTATAAAAATCTATAATTTCACCAGACCCGCTTTCAGCATTAGAGTTGTGAGGATACAAAGTATTATTCATTGAGTTGCTGCTGTCTCTTGCGCTATCAAACAATAGCCAGCTACCAGAAGTGGAAGAAGGCTTTATCAAAACAAAGGCTGGTCGGAATCCAGTGTAGATAAATGGCCCATCCGCGCTGGCGTTGCCTTTGTATTTGCCGAACTTTGAATAGCCCTCGACTCCAGAAAACAAATACAGATAAATGTCCCAATACCCATCCATAGAATTAGCCCCCGCGATATCTCCGCCAATCTGGAATGTGGTTGCCGTGCTACACCCAGATGGGAAGTATCCGCTGCCAGTTGTTTGGACTGAATTTTGGTTGAGCTTGAGATATTTATTGGCGTCTAAATCCTTGTGCCACGCGAATATATCGGATGTGTTTGATGTGACGTCTATTAGGAACGCGAACTCCGGTTCAGCACCAAGGCTGTGATTCACGGTTACTCCTGTCATCGGATAGCTGCTGCTAGTCTCCTCTTGCCGAATGACTGACACCCCAGCCGATGAATTGTACTTCTCCGTTGTAGGATCAGTGTTTCCGGCGGCCCAAGTTGATGAACTGCCGCTCTGGCCGAGCTTCCAGCCCCAAGCCACATAGCGTTCGTAGGTGTCGATTGAGCCATTGTAATCGCTGTCGTAAGCAAAGTTGACAGCCTCCGAATCACCTAATGTAAATCCTCCCGTTGGGCTAGTGAATGAAGACACTCCAGTGCCGTTGCCGCTAAAATCATTTGAGCCAGTGTAGTAACCGCCATCAATGTTAAGAGCCTTACCGCTGCCTTGAACCGAATCAAATAGCCAGTGACCGCTGTACCCACTTCCGTTGTTAGTGGACTGGTTATCTCTATCCTTAATCCATAGTAGTTCCGGAGAAAACCCCATTCCGCTGACGGGGTTTGACGTGGCTCCGAGAGAGTTGCTGTTGTCCCGCGTCCCCGTGTAAAGCACGGTGTTGAAATTTTCTGCTGGCTTGATGACTGGCGTACCGAGCCTAGAAGTTTTCCATTCCCCG